AGGCCGCTCATACCGCCGCAGCGATACCCCTACCCGTATCCGAATACCGGACACAATCTCAACCGCCGCCTGACGCGGCTCAACGACCCAGGAGGTCAAAAATGACTGCTCCAACCCCATTGGAAAAAAAGAGACTTCTGGGTAACCCAGGAAAACGCGCGCTGCCAGCTCTGAGCGACACCTTGGCTATCGAAGCCCTGAGCAGTGCTCCCCTAAATTTGACCGGCGCAGGTCTTGACGCTTGGAACCAAATATCATCTAACTCTCCGTGGCTGTCGGAGTCTGACTTAACGCTCCTGTCGCTGTACTGCGAAAAAGTTGAGCGTCATGTTGAGATGGTAGAGAAGCTGAAGGCAACTGACTACGTTATGTTGACCGACAAGAATTACGCATACGCCAATCCCCTGGTTGGAATGATCTCAACCATTGAGACTGACATGGTGAAGATCCTGAGTCTTATGGGTCTCACTCCAGCAGATCGTTCGCGTCTTGGTCTCGCTGAGGTTAAGGCCGCATCTACCCTGGAGAAGCTGAGAGCTGCTAAGGCCAACAAGTGAGCGTCCAAGGTTGGCCGCCACGGTACTTAACGCACACCACACCGACTCAGCGTAAGAATGGTGACGGTGACTTTGCTGCACAGTTCATTGAGTCTTACGCGCGCGTGGTGAAGGATTCGCTTGGTGGTAAGTCCGGTGAGCTTATTGTTCTTCGGCCTTGGCAGCGTGAGTTACTGAATTGGTTGATGGCTAGAAACTCTAAAGGCAAGAAGATGCACCGTCAGTCACTTATTGGGCTTCCTCGTAAGAGTGGCAAATCTGCTCTACTCTCAGGTTTGGCGCTGTACGAACTTATCCTGGGTGCTGATGGTGGTGAGGTCTTTACTGTGGCTTCTAGCCGCGACCAGGCACGAATTGTTTTTGGTACTACTCGCCGCATGGTTGAGATGGACCCTGAGATGAGTGCAATGACGAAGGTGTACCGCGATGCTATTGAGGTTCCTTCTACTGGTTCGGTGATGCGAGTCATGGCAGCTGAAGCGCCGCAGCTTGAGGGTCTTAACCCTACTTTCGTTATTGTGGATGAGGTTCATGCTTTACCTGATCGCCAACTGTGGGATGTGTTCTCGCTGGCGATGGGTGCAAGACCCGATCCGCAGATGGTGGGAATTACTACCGCTGGTGTGAAGTATGACCGGCATGGTCAAGAGAGCCTTTGCTACTCCATGTTCAATTATGGAACGCGCGTAGCTGCTAAGGAGATTGAAGATAACTCTTTCGGTCTTTCCTGGTGGGCACCTAAGAAGGATGATGCGGATTACCGCGACCCTAAGGTTTGGAAAGAAGCAAACCCTGGTTACGGAGACATCCAAGATCCTCTTGACTTTGAGTCGGCTGTGAAGCGCACACCGGAAGCAGAGTTTAGAACTAAACGACTTAACTTATTCGTGGACGCTCAGAGTGCATGGATTAACAGTGATGCATGGGATTCGGTGAAGCTTGAGCAAGAGATACCTGCGGGTGGGTCTGTGGTTCTTGCTCTTGATGCCAGTTTTAACTCTGACAGCACAGCGCTCGTGGGTACCTATATTTCAAACGAGCTTGATGTGGACGGAAATATTCCTGTACCTCACATTTTTGTAGCGGGTCTTTGGGAGCGTCCACAGGGCGCAACTGATGACTGGACTGTTGACATTTTGGATGTTGAGGCTCGCATACGGGAGCTGTGTATTCAGTACAACGTTCTGGAGATCGCGTGTGACCCTTACAGGCTTTCGCGTTCAATGGAAGTTTTACTTGAAGAGCGATTACCTGTTGTTGCTTTCCCACAGACTGCTACACGAATGAGTCCTGCGACTATGCGCGTGTACGAAGGTGTGTCCAACAAGACGATCACCCAGGATGGTGATGTCAGGTTGGCTCGCCATGTTGCTGGTGCTGTACTTAAAGTCGATAACCGTGGCTCTCGAATTGTGAAGGAGTCCCGTGGGACTTCTCGAAAGATCGACGCAGCGGTTTGCGCGATCATGGCTTTGGACCGTGCTGCTTACTGGCAGACCGAATTGAAGAAGCCACCTCGCATGGTTTATTCATTCTAATTCCCGCACCTGGTGTGCGGTTACCTTTTAATTTCCGCGCTCCCGGTGGGTGCTCTTACTGTCAGGATGGCAAATGGAAAAGCTCGAAAAAGAATTTACTGATCTGGTTGCAGTCAACCGTTGGAATGACCTGGTTGAGTGGGACCGCTACTACCGAGGAGACTTTGACCTTGCAAGCCTTCCTTCGACGAATCATTCAGCAGTTGCAAAAGAATATGACGATCTATTAAACCGCGCTGATCTTCCTATCTGCTCACTGGTGGTTTCTGCCGTGGTGGAGAGACTTAAGGTTGAAGGTTTTCGTGAAGGCAGCGACGAGCTGACTAACTCACTGCTCTGGGAGTGGTTCCAGAAGTCAAAGCTTGATGCACGCCAGCAGATGCTGTATTCCGATGCGATGGTTTTTGGCGATGGATTCCTTTCTGTGACTCCTGGCGGAGACATTCCTATTTTCCGGGTGGAAAGCCCGATGAACCTCAGTGTCGATTACAACCCTGAAGACCCGATGCTCATTAAGCGAGCAGCAAAAGTTGTCGGGGACTACGGGTGGCTTTACACAGACGAAGTTATTTACAGTTTTAAGTATTCCAGAGAGACCATTACTGGATGGACTCTTACTGGTGAGCTTGAGCACACCGGGGGTGCTACCCCTATCATTCGGTTCCCAAACCGCATTGATTCGCGTGGTCGTTCGATGTCAGAGATCCAACTTGTCGCTTCTATTCAGCGACGGATCATTCAAACGACGGCAGATCGCCTTCTGGTGCAGCGTGCAGCCGCATGGAAGCAAAGGTATGTCAGTGGTATTTCGGTTGACACGGATGCAGACGGTAATGCTGTCTCTCCTTGGAACATTGGTGTCGATCAACTGATTGTCTCTGAAGATGTGGACACGAAGTTTGGTGAGTTTGGTGCGTCCTCGTTCAAGGAGCACCTCGAGGCGGTTGACCTCGATATAAGGCAAGCCGCTGCAGTTACTCAGACTCCTCCTCACTTGATTGCACCTAGTGCGATTTCAAACATCTCTGCTGAGGCGCTGGTTGCGCTTGAGGCTGGTCTTGCCAGCAAGGTTAAGGATCGACAACTGACTTGGGGGGAAGCTTTTGAAGAGGCACTTCGTATTGGTGGCAGGATGGTTGGTCAAGAGATCTCGTATGACACTGAGACGGTTTGGGCAGACCTTGAGTCTAGGAGCGACGCACAACGTGTGGATGCTGCCTTGAAGCTTCGCAGCATGGGACTTCCGCTACCCTTCTTACTGGAGCGTATCGGCTTGTCACCACAAACGAGTGATCGTGTGATGGCTAGTGTCCGTCAAGAGCAGCAACTGGCAGCCGACATCAGTGCCTCCTCGTTCGGCTTAGGTGCCGGTCAAGGACCACTAGACGAAAATGCCTAGCGGCGAATCGGTCGCAGAGATCTCGCGTAAGCGTTACGTCAGGGACATTGAGTACCTTCGTAACACGGGCATTATGGCCTATACGCAGATGCTTGCGGGTGTGGACTACCGAGACCTGGCTGAAGGCTGGGACACGAAGACTGGACCGCTGCTCACTAGGCTTATTGATAGTCAGCAGTTTGCAAGCCGCACAGCAACGATGACGTATTTGACTGCTGTCGGTGTTGGTGTTGGTTTGGGTCCAGGTACAGCGTTGGCTCCGTCAGCGTCTAGTAACCGTAACGGTCGTTTACCGTCAGGCATGTTTACTGGCAGCTTAGTGAGTGCTATTCCTTTGACGGTGGCTCACCGGATTGAGAATGGTCTTACTGCGCCTGTCGCGTGGAACAAGTCGATCAATTATGTGGCGCGAGCGGTGCGTGAAGCCCCGTATTCGGAGTCCCGGCTTACTACAACGGATGTCCTCAAGGAGGGCAATCTGAACTGGGAGTTTGATGATGTTGTTGTCGATTCTGATCTTGATTTTACTGTCGAAGCCGAGGCTCGCCGTATTCGCAGAAATGCTACTGCGAAGAG